AGATACCCTCTCGACCACAACAACTGCCGCTGATGGTATCTACTATTCGGCAGGAATTGTAGATCAGAGAGATGGTACAATGGTCTCTACTCGACCTATTGTCTCCAGAAGACAAGTTGTAAACGATGATGCAATCGTAAGGGATGCATTTGATCGAGATGTGTATATCAGCACACACCAAAACAACTTATGGATTGATCCTCTTGCACAATCATTTACGGTAAATTCCAATGACTTTGAAGATGGCATTTTCTTAGACAGTGTTGATCTGTTCTTCCAAAGAAGATCAGTCAATGTACCAATTACGTTGGAAATTAGACCTACTGTAAACGGATACCCTCACTTGTCTAAGGTTCTTCCTTTGTCAAGCGTCTCTTTGATTCCTCTCGCAAGCGAGGTAAAGGAAGAGTATCCAGAAGCAGGAACATATACCAGATTTAAATTTAGCAGTCCGGTTTACCTAACGCCTGGTGAATATGCTATATGTTTAAGAACCAGCAGTCAAGATTATAATCTTTACAGGGCAACAAACGGTTCTACCGATTTGAACAGTGGTTCATACATTTCTGAACAACCACACAACGGTTCATTGTTTGTTCCACAAAACACTGGAATTGCAACATCAAATCCATCTGAAAGTTTGATGTTTAGAATCAACACATGTACGTTTGATGCCGAAGGTAGTATCGAAACAAGAATGTCTTCTACAGAATTCACAAACGAAAGTATTGCCAATACTGTAGTAGATACGTTTAAGATTGCTTCGGGTGAACACTCGCCGAGAAATACAACCCTATCAAGTAAAGTTTCATTAGGTACAGTTCTTTCTAATACTGATATCATTTCCAACGAAAACATCTACTTGGAATCTCCCGGTACACTGGCAGCAACTACTGACTTCTCGCTTGTTTCTACACTCAAGACAAGTAACAATAATGTATCTCCAGTAATCGACCTGAAGAGACTAGACTTAGTTGCAGTAAGCAACGGAGTGAACAATAGCACAGACACTGCAACTAACGGTGAACTTTCTGCTAATGCAAACTCCTCGGATAGTTCCTTGTATGGTGGTGGAACCAATAATCCAAACCAAACAGCAGGGGCCGCGGCAAGATACATCACAAGAAGAGTGACACTGGCAGATGGTTTTGAATCTAAAAACTTCAAGGTTCTTCTTTCTGTCAGTAAACCAGCAGAAGCAACGGTACAGGTATTCATCAAACCTCTTGCCGAGGAAGACGACACGCCCTTTGAAGATGTACCATACACACAGATGACAGAAGATGCAACAATCCCCACTTCTGCCAATGATTATGACTTTACCGAAGCAGTATTCTCCTTGGGTTCTAATTTCGACAAACCAATTAAAACCTTTGCGGTTAAAGTTTGTCTCTATAGTTCTTCTAGTACCAAAGTTCCCCTAGTCAAAGACTTCAGAGCAATAGCACTACAGGCATAATACCATGAACAAAACAATTGAAATAGAAGGAAGAGAAGATATAATCAGAGACATGAACTCCAAGGCTGTTCTTAAAACAAACCTCACGGAAAAAGAAGCATGGATAAAGAAAAAAGAAAGAGATAATAAAATATTTCAGAACGAAAATGAAATAAATAAAGTAAAAGAGGAACTCGGTGAAGTAAAAAATATATTGAATGACATCAAACAAATGTTAAGGAAGAATGACTAATGGGCGTTGAAAATAAAGATTACGACATTCCACTTTTGGTACTCGGTGATACATTCTATGAGTGGATGAATGTTACCAACAATTCTATTATTACAAAATTAAATAGTATGTCCGCATACTCTGTTACCGGCGGAGATGGTATCAGTTGTGATGTCAGTTCAGCAGGATTGGTTGAACTTCAAATTGCACCTACTATTACAAAAGGTGTAACCTTTGCAGGTAACGTAATCTTTAATGGCTCTGTTACAACTATAAATTCTACCGAACTTACGGTTGACGATTTTAATCTTGTTCTTGGTGCTACTGGTTCTGGTAAACCAGATGCATACATTGGTGCAAGCGGTGGTGGTGGTATACTTCTAATGAGAAGTGCTGGAGATACTGCCTCTTTCTTATGGAAAGGTATGACCACCGGAAGCGGAAGTTTATCTTTTAACTCTTTGGGTGTTGGTTGTTCTGGTTCATGGACAAGTTCAGACTATATTAACCTCACTGGTGGAGTTGGACTTAAATCTAACGACAGCGTTCTCCGATTTAAGTCGGGTGTGAATGCAACTGGTGCCGGTTTTATGCTTAAGAGCATCGGTACTGCTGGTGGACCTCACATGGCAGGAGACGTTGTGTATGAATCAGAATCCATGCACATGTCCCACATGGGAACCGGAAGTGTTGCACATACTGGAGGTATATTCCTAGATTCTGATGGTATGGTTAGAATCTATGATGGTGTGAATAAGAAGAGATTTGTTCATACAAGTCATGGATTTACATTCGGACAATCTGTCAGACTTAATGGTACGGCATGTCAACTCGCCCATGCAAACACCGAAGCAGATGCCGAAGTTCTTGGTGTTGTCTCGGAAGTAATCAGTGCAAACGAATTTGTAGTTACCATGCAAGGCGAAGTTCACGGTGACTTTGGTGTTGCTCTCGGTAGTGCCGGTTCGACTCTTGTTGCCGGGACAGTTTACTTCTTAGGAGGAACCGCAGGAAACAGTGGTGAAATTTCCTCCTCAGAAATTACAACTGCCGGTAAGATTAGAAAACCAATGATGATTGGTTTAGGAGCAACCGCAGGTATTGTCCTGTCCTACGTTGGTGCAAAGATTGCTCCAGAAGTAGATACCGTTGCTCCGGTGATGAGAAGAATTTCGTTTGATCATGACGGAACAAAACAATCCGGTTCGAGTAGCATCACCTGTGCAAAAATTGCAACCGGACAATATTCACTAACTCACAACTTCGGAAGTGCAAACTACTCGGTAACAGTTGCAGGAAATACAACTGGAGCAGTAATTGGAACACTCTTGGACAAACAGAGCAATGGTTGTACTATTGGATTGTTTGGTCATGCCGGATCAGCAGTTACTGCTTCCGCAGAAGTCATACTAGCAAAGGACGTATAATAATATGAGTCAAAGTGCAACACAACTAACTGGAGCAGGACCAAGAAATGCATTTATTTTTGCTGGTAACAGCAGTAATGCTGGATGTACTGTTGATCAGGTTCTTGGTGTAGACATTGCTGCCGCAAGAACTGCCGCGGGCAAATATACAATAACCCACAACATGGGGAAGACTGGATATTGTGGTATATTTTCAGTTGAAGACGATACGGCAACTGGTGCAGGAAATGTTCTAAACATTCGACTAAATAGTAGGTCTGGAAATACATGTGACGTATGGATTGAAGACGATGGCGGTGCATTAACAGATCCTAAATTTGTACACGGTGTCTTCTACGACTGATTGGGGAAATAAATGGCAAACTCAGCATTCACACTTAGTAGTTCGGTTGGCACAGATGGTAAATCTATGCGGGCCACAAAATTCCAAACTACCCACGGATTTTCTGCTGGTAGTGTGGTTCGATATGTTCAACAAACAGACGGTATCACGGGACACTTTGCACTAGCACAGGCCGACGGTGGTGTTACCGCCGAAGCAGTTGGTATTGTTGAAAGTGTTGATGCTGCTGGAAATGAATTCACCGTAGTATACGGCGGTGAAATTAACACTGCAAACTTTATCTCTGTAAACTCAACTCTGGGTGTAACTGGTTCAGACGTTTGGTTCCTAGATCCAGATATTCTGGGTGGACTTACTGATACTGCACCCACAAATAGTGGCGATATTATTAAACCAATTCTTACATTGGTGAGTGGTTCTCAAGATGACAGAGGACTTGTCACCAACTACATCGGTACACACATTGGTGGTGAAAATACTGTAAGTCTAGACTCTGTTCACCCAGTCGGTGAAATCATTGCGTTCGCAGGAAATACATCTGATGTTCCTGCTGGTTGGCAACTCTGTGACGGCAGTACACTCGAAGTAAGTGGAGACTATGCAGAGTATTATTCCAGAGTTGGAACCAAGTATGGTTACCAAATTGAAATGGAAATTGTAGACAGAGGACATAGTGGTTTTGGCGGTAAGACTGCAACCCAAACAGTTTCATCCACCGCAATTCCATCCTACATCATGGATGGATCGTATTCTCCTTCTGCGGGAACAACAGGAACCATTCTATGTGATCCTGATGTTCTTACTGGTATTACTGGTGGAGAAACAGTTGGAGACAATACTGGTTATCCTCACGGACTGGTATATGTCAACTCAACCCACCTTACTGCATCACATGCCACTGCGGATGGTATTACCTATACCGTAAACAGTGCAACCGTTAAGTATGTCAAGACACCTGACTTGAGATCGAGAACACTCATTGGTGCAACATCAGACTTCTTCGGTACAACAGGTGGTAGACGTTCCACTGGTATGGATGGATTTACTGCTGGACAAATTGGTGGTGCAGAAGATGCAGTCACTACAGAAAGTTCAGACAGCGGAAGTGGTTTACATGTATATACTGCACAGGCATCCGGTGAAGCATCACTTCGACAGCCATTCATGGCAGCACACTATATCATCCGAACAACAAACACCGCCAAGGCAGCACTCGTTGACGGACTGAATGTTTCTCTTGCTGACGCAGGACTTACCGATCACGATACAACAAATGCGAACGATGGAGACATTATTGTTCGAGACAGTGTTACGAATCAATTTAAAGAACTCAAAATCCTTGATTCATATCCAAGCGATCAGTTGAACTTTGAAGGTGCATTCCAAATCAATTCAGAGAATGGTTACCTAAGTGTTGGACACAACGGTGGCGATTACCCCCTTCACGTTAAAACTTCTACAAGTCCAGAAATCAGAATCGAAGATAGCGACAGCGGAAACATTCTTAGAATGTATGCTTCCAATGACGATGCATTTATAAAAACAACGTCAACCGGAACCGAACTACAAATCGGTGGCGCAAATGAAATTGGTATTGTGGACGGTTCGACTACAACAAGATTCAAAAAGAACAGCATCACATTTGACGGAAACCTTGTTGGTGTTACTGGAACGATTCATTCAAGAACAGGTAACATATACGCAGCAAGTGGTCAAATTTACTCTACAATTAACTCACAGAGTGTTTCGACGAGCCATACTCCAAACTTCAACAATGGTAATGTGCATACGCTTACAGCAAATAGTAGTGCCTGTAGTATTGGTTTACCAACTAACCACACTGCTGGTGGTATGTATACCCTAATACTGAAAAGAACAACATCTGGTAATGTGTCATTAAGTTTCAACACTTGTTATAAATTTGCAAATGGAATTAAACCAAACATAATAAGAGCAAATTCAAATGTAGCAATCTCTATGATATGCGAAACCGCAGGCGGAACACCTGTTTTCTATTGCACATGGGCAGAGGACTTCTCATAAAAAATGATTGGACTAGGAACCAACCTAAAATCACCTTTCGGTTGGAAGTGTGATGCGACCACCGGCGAACCTGAAGTATACTATTGGCAGGGAACTGTTCGTCATTATCAATATGAATGGTCAAATCCACCTAACTGGGTGTTAAATTGGACCTGGGAACCTGATGGTACTAAAAGCAATAAACTATACAAATTAACTTTCGACCATAATAACAGAACTGTTGGAAGAGAATTGGTATGGGATGCAAAAGATGTCTTTGTTAATTCTTCAGCAGATAAAAGCAAAACCTTCGGTAATCTTGAATTTATATCAAGAGACACCTTTGTCATTACTGAAGAATGGAGCCCAGAAGATCCGGGCGGCGCTCTAACCAATACCTACAGAAAAGTAATTTTGTGGGGGAACAAAATTGATGATGCAGGTGTTGTTACCCCCAAGGTATGGAAAAGGGTTCTATTAGAAGATTGGGTCGATATTGGTTCTAATGATGCAGACAATCAATTTGATTATCCCGGACAAGTACTTGGAGTTTCCAGCATTCCACCAATGGGTAGCATGTATGACAACAACAGTGTCTGGAAAAATCTTTTAGTAATGACAACTCCCGGTTTCTATGGGCCTCCTTGGTCAAATGTTACTGAAAACTTCCACGAAAGATATATTTTAAGATTAGAAACAGACGACGAGGATATCACAAACCCTGACTATATGGCAGATCCGGGTGCATGGAACGGAAATCCCAACCAATCAGCAGGAAACCCCGGTTCGTTTAGATTTGAAAACATAGTTGGTTCTGAGGGAAGACATGGAGCAGAGGAAGGTTACTTCACAGTTGCATCTGACCAATCTGCTCTGTATGGTACTGTGCAGGGATATAACTGGGGATGCTTCGAGCAAGGCACAATGGGTTACTGGTCACAGTCTGCCGGTGGAACTGGAATATATTGGAATAAATGCAATGGTAGGTTTGAGAATAAATTAAGCAATGATGAAATTATAGCAGATAGAGTTTATTTTCATGACGTTGGTTTGATTCCCGGACTACAGTGGCCAATAGAAGAAATAGCAGCGGCGAACAGCGGAAACCATATGGTATGCAAGATCGATGCTGGTTATACTTACGACTTTGAAGATGGTATTCGATGGAACTTTAACATAAGCGATAATACAACATATGGAAATAATGGTGCAGGTGGTGCTGGAACTCCAGAAACTCCGTGGGGTGCTTATTTCTATTATTGGAATAACAACACATTTGCAGATAGTGCATGTACAGACTGGTTCGGTGAAACAAAATGGGGCAGAGAATATGGAAAAGATGTAGTTCTCATGCATGTTCCAAGAAATCATGCTAGAACAATTTTTCGGCCTGATGATGGCTGGGGGAACGCCTTTACTACCAACAGAGAAGGTATTCTTGTAGTGAAAAGAGATCCGGGAACAAACAACATTGTTCTTCTCGACAACGATGATTTTTCTAGAGACAATGGACTTGTACACACAGACAGAAATGGATATAGAAGAGTTACATATGCATTTGATTCTTCTTGGGGAACAATATACAATAGTCCATGCTGTGAAGACAGCAGTGGTAACTGTCAAGGCCTTCCAGTAGGCGGCGGTTTAAGTCAAAATGATTGTTCAAATGGTCCTACATGGCTAGGAAGCAAATGGGACTGGGACAACTGGTCAGACTCTTCGGTTTCCGAAGCAAACTCCGGCGACTCAAATGGAAACATTCCAACTCTCCGGGGACAAAACCAACCATGGTCTGTTCAGGATTTCTATACTTCATATAGTGGTGGAATGTCATTTAGACCAAACTGGTTAGTATGAATTATCTTTATCATAAAAACGACACAATAGAAATAAACAACATAAAATTTAAAGAAGAAGTTCTGAAGTTGTTTGATCCTGATTACGAATCTCCGCCCGAGGGGTGGGTTCGTCGTTATGTCCAAGGAAGAAAGCATTGCCTAACAAACGGAAGAAATCAAATTGGTTGTGATTTCCCGTGGAAACAAGGAGATAAGTATATAAAGTCAATCGCAGAACTAAAATTAATAGAAAAACAAATCATGTTAGATGCTGAATCTAATGTATGATTGAGTTCTGATTGGCATACATATAAGAGAAAGGATCATCAAATGGCTAAACCATCTTCAAGGTCAACACTAAAAGAATATGCTCTAAGACGACTTGGTGCGCCAGTAATTGAAATAAACGTAGATGATGCTCAACTGGAAGATCGAATTGATGATGCACTACAGTTCTTTGCAGAATATCACTTTGATGGTGTAGAAAAAACCTATCTCAAGCATCAGGTAACACAAGATGACATCGATAATGAATATATTACTGTCTCGGATAGCGTAATTTCTGTCACCAAACTGTTCCAGTTCAGTGAAGGAACTGTAAATCTTTTTGATGTCCGCTATCAAATGGCACTAAATGATTTCTATGGATTAAGAAACCCCAATCAATCTATGGTTCAATATGATATCACCAAGAGACACCTCTCTTTGATTCAAGATATTCTTTCTCCAGAAAAATCAATTCGATTTAGCAGAGTTACTAATCAACTGAAGGTTGATATGGACTGGAGCGAAGAAGTCAATGTAGGTGATTATCTAGTTGCAGAGGCATATGCTGTTTTAGATCCCGACACATACACAGAAATTTATAACGATAGACTTCTTAAACGATATGTTACCGAGTTGTTCAGGAGGCAGTGGGGTTCTAACCTTTCCAAATTTGAAGGAATTCAACTTCCAGGCGGAGTTACCTTCAACGGAAGAGAAATTATGGAAAGGGCCCAAACAGAAATCGATAAGATTGAAGAAAATGTTCAATTGATGTATGAACTTCCACCCGATTTTATGGTAGGATGATAAATGGCGACAAACAAGTTTTTCAGACATCAGGTTAAATCAGAACAGGTTCTGGTAGAAGACATTACAATCGAAGCAATTCGGATGTATGGTCATGATGTCATTTATATACCAAGAACTTTGGTAAATGAAGATTTCTTGTTTGGTGAAGATACTATTTCAAAATTTGAACAAGGTCTAAACATAGAGATGTATATCTCTAGCATAGATGGTTTTGAAGGTGAAGGAGATTTTGCCTCAAAATTTGGTATTGAGATCAGAGATACTGTAGAATTTATCGTTTCCAAAAAGATATTTGAAAAGAATCTCTCACACGAAACAGATATAAACAGACCAAGAGAGGGTGATTTGATTTACCTTCCTCTATCTAAAGGTCTGTTTGAAATTAAATTCGTTGAACACGAAAACCCATTCTATCAACTAGGTAAACTATACACTTACAAACTCTCATGTGAACTCTTCCAGTACAGCCAAGAAGACTTCGATACAGGATTCTCCGATATAGACAGGGTAGAAGGAGTCGCAGAGAATGTTGCATTCAATATCTATCTCACTGGTGGTGCAACCACCAACTATAGCATTGGTGAACTTGTGTATCAGGGTACAGAATTTGGAACTCAAGGTTCTAGTGCTGACTGGTATGCTACCGTTCTAGAATGGTCAACCGGAGGAACTGCTGGTCCTTCTGGTGCAGGATACAATCTTCTTACTGTCGCCGGTCCATCTGGTGCGAGCGGATTTGTTGTTGGAGTCGGAAACACCGCCGGTGTTACTGGAGCAACTTCTGGTGCCTTCTACAAGGCAGGAACTACTGGATCGCCAGCAACTCGTACAATTACCATTGCCGATTCGTTTGACGATGCAGATGACTTTGAGTTGCAGGGGGATTCTATATTCGACTTCACGGATAAAGATCCATTCTCGGAGGGTAACTTCTAATGTTTACTACATTTTACCACAACTCCGTAAGGAATCTAGTAATTGGTTTCGGTTCTCTATTCAACGACATCCATGTTGACAGAAAAAATGACGATGGAACCACCAAAGAAAGAGTCAAGGTTCCTATTGCATATGGTCCTAAAGAGAAGTTTATAAGAAGAATATCAGAACGAAGTTCTATAAGCGATGATGTAAAAACAGAAATAACCCTACCCAGACTTGGATTTGAAATAACCGGGATGGATTATGACTCTACCCGGAAACGAAATACCATGAACAAGTATCATGTTACTTCCGGGGTAACAGCAGGACAGAAACTTTCATATGATTATTCAGAAGTGCCTTATAACTTTACCTTCCAGTTGTCCGCGTTAGTAAGACACATGGACGATGGACTTCAAATCACAGAACAAATACTGCCATACTTCACGCCAGAATTTAATGTCTCCATGAATATGAACTCACTTCACACAAAAGTAGATGTTCCTATTATTCTTCAATCTACTTCTGTAAACGAAGACTATGAAGGTGATTTTGATAGCAGAAGAAACATTTCATTTGACTTTACCTTTGTTGCAAAATCGTTTGTTTACGGTCCAGTCAAGACATCCAAGATTATTAGAGAGGTCGATGTTACCTTCTGGGACTCAGAGAACTTCACCTCTACCGGTCCTACAGGTGCTACTGCTGCCTTGTCTAGAGTAATCACGACCATTACAGGTCCAAGTGGTTCTACATCCGGTATAGATAATTATAGTTCTGAATACAACACATATGTACAGGGTACTTCCTTGGGTTATGCAGGAAACACCTATCCATAAGTTAGGATAATATAAAATGGCTAAAAAGAAAAACGTGAATGAAAGAATCAGCGAAGCATTAAATGTAGAACATGATATAATTGATGCCGAAGTTGTAGAAGAATCTAAAACTGAAATCATTCCAGCACCAAAAAAGAGCATGAAAGATTTCCATCTCGAACGAGACTATGATGATGTTCGAGCAAACCTAAAAGACATCGTAGAAAAAGGCAGTGTTGCTATTGATGGAATACTTGCTGTTGCATCCGAGGGAGATTCCCCGAGAGCATATGAGGTTGTTGCCACTTTAATCAAAAGTGTATCTGAAGCAAACAAAGACTTAATATCTCTACATAAGCAAATCAAAGATATTAAAAAGGATGATCCTTCTGCCGGTGGACCAAAGAGTATCACGAACAACTCAATTTTTGTGGGGTCAACAAAGGCACTTCAGGAACTTGTAAAAAATCAAAGAAAACAATTAGAAGATTTAAATGATGTCGAGTGAGAAATCATACCTAGGCAATAAAAACTTAAAAGCATCAGACGTTCCTATTGACTTTACCGAAGAACAAGTAAAGGAATATCTGAAATGTGCTGCTGAACCTGAATATTTTATCACAAAATATGTACAGATTGTCAACGTAGACGAAGGGTTGGTTCCCTTTGAAATGTACGATTTTCAAAAAGAAATCATTGATAAGGTACATAACAACAGATTTGTAATCGCCAAACTTCCTCGACAGAGTGGTAAGTCTACTACGATTATCGCATACCTTCTTCACTTCGTTCTATTCAACCCCAGTGTAAATGTTGCCATTCTCGCTAACAAACTTGCAACTGCGAGGGAACTTCTCGGTAGACTAAAACTGGCATATGAACACTTACCAAAATGGATTCAACAGGGTATTGTAGAATGGAACAAAGGATCTATTGAACTAGAAAATGGATCTAAGATTCTCGCCTCTGCTACCTCATCTAGTGCTGTTCGTGGTGGATCGTTCAACATGATCTTCATGGACGAGTTTGCTTATGTTCCACAGGGAGTTGCAGAAGAATTCTTCAGTTCAGTATATCCTACCATCTCCTCTGGTAAAACCACCAAAGTCCTCATAGTTTCAACCCCAAAGGGATTGAACATGTACTACCGAATGTGGATGGATGCCGTAGAAGGAAGAAACACATATGTTCCGGTAGAAGTACACTGGTCAGATGTTCCAGGCAGAGATTCGGCATGGAAAGCACAGACAATTGCCAACACCAGCGAAGAACAGTTCAGGACAGAATTTGAATGTGACTTCATTGGTTCTACAAATACTCTTGTTTCTTCTTCTAAACTGAAATCTTTGGTATACAAAACACCCATTCACAAGAATGATGAGGGTTTACGAGTATACGAAGAACCAAAAAAAGATCATGTTTATTTCATAGGAGTCGATGTTGCCAGAGGAACCGGGTTAGACTACCACGCATGTTCTGTTATTGATATTACGCGAGAGGATGAACCATACAAAATAGTTGCCACATTTAAAAACAACGAAATCTCTCCTATGGTATATCCAACAGTAATACACTCATTGTGCAAACAATACAATGAAGCCTATTGTATGGTGGAAATTAATGATATCGGTGGTCAAGTGGCTGATATTCTTCATAATGAATTTGAATATGAAAATATTTTAATGACCTCGGTTCGTGGAAGAAAAGGACAAACTCTCGATGGTGGTTTCGGTCAAGGAGGCAGTCAATTAGGAATAAGAACTACAATCGCCACAAAGAGAGTTGGTTGTTCCAACCTCAAAAACTTGATCGAGGAAGACAAACTTCTCATTGAAGATTTTGATGTTATTGATGAATTAATCTCTTTTATCGCCAAAAGACAGTCATTTGAAGCAGATGATGGCCACAATGACGACTTGGTGATGTCTCTTGTTCTTTTTGCTTGGTGTACCACTCAGCAATATTTTAAAGATCTTTTAAATATGGACATAAGAAAACAATTATATAAAGAGAAAATGGATCAACTTGAAGAAGAAATGACGCCCTTTGGGTTCATTAACGATGGTTCCGACAATGATTTTGAAGTAGACTCTGAAGGCACATTGTGGAAAAATGCAGATACGGATGATTCAGGCGGTTTTTTTAATTGGTGATGAAATACTCGAATAGTATACATAATTCAGAACAAAATAATTCCTAATAGGATTTAATTAAGAAGACTCAAGGAGAATTCACATGGCATTTAGAGTAAGTCCTGGCGTAACAGTCACAGAAAAGGATTTCACAAACGTAATCCCTGCTGTATCTACAACTAGAGCAGCCGCTGTAATTAACTCTGATTGGGGCCCAGAAGAACAACGAGTTCTCGTAGCAAACGAACCCGAACTTGTATCTCTTTTTGGTAAACCAAACGTAAACAACTACAAGAAATGGCTAAATACTGCTAACTACCTCAACTATGGTGGAGCATGTTTGGTCGCAAGAGCAACCACTACCGACTCCATGAACACTGGTTTTGGTGGTACAGGGAAACATATCAAAAATAAAGATCTATATGATCAAGGATTCAGTGCTGCCGCGGCAGTATATGGAACAGCAGTAGCATCTGCTGGCGGTTCTGTATTTTATGCACGATATCCCGGAGACTTTGGTAACTCACTAAGAACATCGGTTGTGTCTGGTGTTGGTGGACTTACCACAGGTTACGGAACTCATGCAGAAGGTGGAGCAATGAGCCTTTCTGGTTCTGCTGTAGCAACTGAGATTCTTGCAAGAACTGGTGGTACTGGTGGACAGACTGCTGCCATTGTTGGAGATACCCTAAAGATTGGTAACCTCACAACAGTATATACAGTCACCGGAGTCACCCACGGCGCCGCTGGTAGTACAATCTCGTTCACTCCTGCACTCGCAGATGCAACAGTCACCATCGGTACTACTGCTGCATGGGAACATAAGTACAAGAGTTATGTAGAACGACCATATACCTCATCAAACCTAGATTTTGTTGGTGGTACTGGAGATCAATTTACCATCCTTGTTATCGACGAAGATGGTAAGTTCACCGGAACCAAGGGTGAAATCCTCGAAGTATTCAATGGAGTTTCTCTTGCAAACGATGCTAAGGACGGAGACGGCAACTCTAACTTCTATGTTGACGTAATTAACGACAACTCCAAGTACATTCTTGCTGGTAACTCTCTACTCGCCGTCGCTGCTGGTGGTGGATCTGGTGCAAACTTCAGTATCAATAACGGTGCTGGTGGGGGAACCACCTTCGGTAACGTCGTCCGACGATATGATTCTGGTATTTCTGGTGCATACGGTACTACCTCATCGGATAGCCAATTGCTCACATCATACAACCTTTATTCAGATCCAGACACAGTTGATGTCTCTCTGATTCTAACTGCTGATGCATCGGCATCACTTGCAGGTAATGTGATTGACATTGCAGATGCAAGAAAAGATTGTGTTGCATTCATCTCTCCAGAAGAAGATGACTGTGTTGATGTTACCAACCTGACAACTGGTGTTAGTAATGTCAAGGACTACAGAAACACACAACTCAACAAGTCCAGTTCCTATGCGTTCATGGACAGTGGTTGGAAGTATCAGTACGACAGACACAACGATACTCTTCGATGGGTTCCTCTGAACGGTGACATGGCAGGACTTTGTGCAAGAACAGACAATGTAAATGATCCTTGGTTCTCTCCCGCAGGTTTCAACCGTGGACAGATTCGAGGCGTCGTTAAACTTGCACTCAACCCAACGCCACAAGCACAGAGAGACGATCTTTATATGGACAGCATCAACCCAGTAGTTGCTTTCCCCGGTGAAGGTACAATCCTTTTCGGAGACAAGACTCTACAATCCAAGGGTAGTGCATTCGACAGAATCAATGTCCGAAGACTCTTCATCGTAATGGAGAAAGCAATCTCCACCGCGGCGAAGTTCCAACTCTTCGAGCAGAACGATTCCTTTACCAGAGCCCAATTCAAGAACATGATCGAACCGTTCTTGAGGGACATTCAGGGACGAAGAGGTATTACTGACTTCAAGGTTGTGTGTGATGACACAAACAACACTTCTGAAGTTGTTGATGCCAATAAGTTTGTTGCAGACATCTTTGTGAAACCAACCAAGTCCATCAACTTCATCCAACTCAACTTCGTTGCTGCCCGATCTGGTGTAGATTTCAGCGAAATTGCAGGTGTTTGATCAAAGTAGGCATACATATAGAGAAGGAAACCTAAATGAACATTAACACTTTCAAGAACAATCTAAAACAGGGTGGAGTTCGTCCTAACCTATTCCGTGTAAACGGTCCAATCGGTCCTGAAGGGACAGACGATGCTGCCAGTTTCTTAATTCGTTCTGCTGCTCTACCAGCATCAAACATGAGTACTATTCTTGTTCCTTTCCGTGGCAGACAATTAAAACTGCCCGGAAACAGAACATTCGATGACTGGACAATCACAGTCATCAGTGACAGCGAATTTAACCTTCGCACCAAATTTGAAAGATGGATGGAAGCCATTAACTCTACAGTCGGTAATGTTGCCGAACAAGCACACGATCTAAGTCAAGGAAGTTTCCTTGCTGGTGGTTTGTTCCCAACATGGAGCGTTGATCAACTTGATCGCCAAAACAACCCAATCAAGACCTATTCATTCTTCCACTGTTTCCCAACAGTAATTGGTGACATGGCACTTGATTCCGACGCAAGTGATTCTCTTTCAGAGTTCACAGTGACATTAAGTTACTCCTACTTCCTAGCGAGTGACGCCCCTGATGCCAATCTAATCGAATCCGTCGATCTCGGTGGAGTCGGTGAAGTTGGTTGATCAGCAACTATAAGATGAGGATTTATTATGCCAGAATTATTTGGATTTAGTTTCGGAAGAAAGAAGAATCCTGACGCACCTATATCTAATGCAAAATCTTTCGTTCCAGCAGAATTCGACGACGGTGCAACAACCGTGGTTTCTGGTGGTTTCTATGGATCATATGTTGATTTAGAAGGTGATCAAAAGTCAGACAGTGGTTTTATTAATCATTATAGAACCATGATTCTTCAACCGGAAGTTGAAATTGCAGTACAAGATATTGTAAATGAAAGTATTGTTTTTGATGACTATAGAACTCCTGTAAAGTTAAATTTAGATCATTACGAACAAAGCAACAACATTAAAAATAAAATTCAAGATGAGTTTGCAGGAATTTTATCCTTGTTGGATTTTAACAACAAGGGTATTGACATTTATAGAAAATGGTTTGTTGACGGCAGACTATACTTCCATAAAATTATTGATGAAAAGAACAACAAAAAAGGCATTATTGAACTTCGACCTATTGATCCTACTAGAATCAAAAAAATAAGAGAAGTTAAAAAAGAAAAAGATGCTAACGGTGTTGAAATCATCAAAGAATCAAACGAGTTTTATATGTACGACATGTCCGAAAAGACATCAAAGTATCAACCTCAGTTTGTTCAAAAAGGAATTAAAGTATCACCAGATGCCGTTTGCCATGTAACATCTGGTTTGTTCGACTCCACCAAGAAGAAAGTAATTGGATATTTGCATAAAGCCATTCGTCCTCTGAATCAATTAAGAATGATCGAGGACTCTGTTGTTATCTACAGAATCTCCCGTGCGCCAGAACGAAGAGTATTCTATGTTGATGTGGGTAACCTACCCAAGAATAAAGCAGAGCAATATCTAAAAGGTCTAATGAACCAGTATCGAAACAAACTTGTTTATGATGCAAATACTGGCGAAATTAAAGACGATAAAAAGCATATGAATATGCTTGAAGATTACTGGCTGCCCAGACGAGAAGGTGGTAGAGGAACAGAAATTTCTACGCTCGATGGTGGACAAAATCTAGGCGAGATGGAAGACGTACAATACTTCCAGAAGAAGTTGTTCCGATCCCTTGGTATTCCTACCAGCAGACTAGAAGCCGAAAATGGTTTCAACATGGGAAGAAGTGCAGAAATTACTAGAGATGAAGTCAGATTCTCTAAGTACATTGAACGACTACGCCATAGATTTAGTGATCTTTTCATGGATCTTCTCAAGACTCAACTTATCCTTAAGGGAGTCATTACTGCCGAAGACTGGAAAGATATCAAGCAACTTGGGTATGTTGAATATGCTACAGATTCATACTTCTCAGAACTAAAAGAATCTGAAATTCTAAAAGAAAGAATGGATGTGTTAAGAGAGGTCAATGAATACATAGGTAAGTATTATTCTATTGAGTGGGTAAGAAAAAACATTCTTAAGTTCAACGATGAAGAAATCAATGAAATGGACAAACAGATGTCCACTGAAAAGACAAATGGTCTTTATTCAGACGAAGATAGCGGAGAAGACTTTTAATGAATAACTCTAGCAGACTAATTCAAGAAGCACTAAAAGGCGATATGCCAAATATAAGAAAGATTTTTTCTAGCATGATGGCTGAAAAAACTGTCGATTGTCTTTCTGCTAGATCATCAAACCCCTCTTCATTGGAAGAAATGTCTGCAAGGGCCCACTATAGAAAGTTTAAGAAAAAGGGTGTAGTGCCTGGGATCGACAGAAAACGATATCCCAACCGAGAGAAGGAAGGTCTGGAAGGACCTTATCGTAGCAAGAAGTCTGGTAAGATTTACTACTACGACAAAAAAGAAGGCAAGTACTACGATCCCGATTCTGATATGTTCTTACAGGTAAGTGACATAATGGAATCTTCTGAAAATAAATTCAAACCACATATGATGTATGATCCAAAGACTGGTAAAGG